AGACTACCTCTTATTTTAAGAGAGGCGAAGTGTCTGGCAATCTATGGGGCTAGTCTAGTTAACGAGGGGAGACTCTAACGCTGCCTCTTCAAGCCGAAAAAAATTTCCTTCAGTATCATAAATCTGCCACAATCCTAGAGCCTGAGTAGCCGATACACATACCGGTTTCATCATCAACAATAGGCTTCGCACCATGAGGCAGAAATCGTGGGCGAATTTCAAAGAATTCGCCGTGTGGTAATCGTGACTGAAAAGTGTAGTAGCGACCGGGTTCTTCACTCGCTGCTAATCCTGTAACCATGAATACCTCTTCCTTGTAATTCAACGCAGTGAAATAGCTCCATGCTAAAATAGCTCGGGTTTATAGACTGAAGAAAATGGAGGAAGATGTAAATGCATCATTTTCTGGAAACACTTTCAGAATTTCTTTCCAATTGGCCTGTAATATCGGGAGAGCGAACAGAGAGAAAGCCGGTAAAAGACAGGAAGAAGATCTTAAGTCTTCACTACAGACCTATTTGCAAGATCACTGATGATAAAACAAGAGATAATGATATTCCCAAGAAAGATGAGCCCAACTAAGAAAAACACATTCACACTTAAGCAGTCAGACTGATTGCTTGTAAAAAAACCCGCTAACCGGGCTTCATTACGATCATAACCATAGGGGCTGCTGCTGGCCTCTGCCTGGATGTGGCGGAACGGCTTTAACTTTACCTGGTGACATAATAATTTCTGATACAGTCTCACGCGACTTAAAGGTACAACTGCAATTAATGTTCTGGCGCTGGTTATAACGTTCTTTGATCTTACCCATGTAATGTGGACAAAATCCTAAGCGAGATTCTGGTTTTCAAATTGTTCCGGGCTGAGGCCGCCACAGGCATTGTGACGTCGGCGACGATGGCTTAATGATTGAATATGACCTTCGTCCTGAAGCACATGCTGACAGCGTTCAGGTTAAAGGCGATTTCGGCATCAACGAGAGCTACTTTCCCGATATTTTAAAACGGCTGGATGAGATGATTGAATGGCAAAATTAAGCTTTCTCGCTCTCCGGGGCGATTTTCCTGCCGCCTGGCCATTACACAGCGTCCGCCATGTCTCGTCGGCAATGCGGATATAGTCGTTGCCCGCTAAGGCTCGCTTGTTGAAAAGACGCATAACGGCATAAACGCTCGACAGCTTATCCACGCTCGCCATCATATCTGCCGCTATTGCAACGCCATGCTTAACGCCATTGTTCAGGCTGAGATTTTTAAGGGCGTCGGCAACCAGTCCCGCGTCTTTGATTTCCGCCAGCGCGTTGGCCGTTTGCAGGTACTGCTTATGGGGATTATCGGCAGCAACATGTGCGCCTGCGCCTTGTCGTTATACACCATTACCTCAGTTACCGCGTTATCCACGGCCTGCCGCGTGCCAGCATCACGGACGGGTCGATTTTCAGCGTGACGACACTGTGGCAGAAGCTACATATACATAATTACGATATACTCTACTTCCTTTTTGAAGAACCTTTGAAGCACCTGATAAAAATGGAAGAATGTTGCGGAAAGAGCCCAACAGAACGGAGGCATTATTACGTGCTATCGAGAATATTTAAACTGTCATTCAAATTTGTTTCCGAGATAGTGGGAACATTGGTTTTGACAGCAACTGTATTTGGTATGTTCTATACAGGCTTTATGAATGAAGGTGTCATGCGGATCGTAGGACCTCTCGCTGTACTGATCTGCGGAATCGGGGCTTATGTATTGGTGATGTATCCCACCACGAAAATCAGTGAAAATGATAAAAAGGGCCAACTTGGTTAAGGATAACACTGGGATTATGTCTCAGGCTAAATCCGCATATCGGAGAAAAATATGGCTCATGATGGCTACGCTCCTGTTACTCCTCCCGTTACGCTAAGAATGGCACGCTTTATTATTCTCACGTTGACCCAAAAAGTTTGCGAGGGCCAGCCACTGTAAAACAGGTCCATAGATCCTTTAAGCTCTCCGGACTACTTTCGCTCAACGTTTTAGCTTTACCACAATCCTGCTCTGAGTACATTCGTAAAGCGGGAAGCACGCATAGCGGATCTGTTATTTTTTTAATCTGACTAAATATCGGTAGATTTTTTTTGCAAGATAGATAGCGGCAATACCCAGCAAAATCGATGCTATACCGAGAAAAATCATTAACGAAAGGAGGTGGCTAAAAATCCCGCCCAGACTGGTGAAATCGCTGAGTCTGACGAGCTGTTCTGGGGTTAGTGTACGAACCACTATTTCCGGAAGGATCAGAAAACATATAATGACTGCTAAAATATAAATCGTCTTATTTTTTCCCTTTTTCATTATTTTCCTGTCTGAGTTTGAGGGTAAGATATTTTCTGTTTTAGATTTTTCTTCATCCGTCCAGTGACCTGCTCGGGCAGAGTCAATCAGTAATTGAATGCTCAAAGCCCTTTCTGCTTTGCCATTATCTTCGGGAAAATAGCGAGTGAAATTGATTTCATCTGGATTAATTGAAAATTTCTCTGTGAATTCTTCCAGTAAATCATAGGCATCTAACGGATCCATTCGAAAATCTTCATTAAGATCGGTGTTATGTTTGAGCGGATAACGTTTAAAGGTAAATATGCTGCGACCATTGTAGGTCTCAACAAGTTCGAATACTGCTTTTTCTGTCTCATCCATTACCAAATCAACCCTTCTTTCTAATAATCTGATTGTATTTATATGTTGTATCATAGCTAATATTTTAAAGCGTACAACTTAGATTGCTCATTCATTTATAAGGATCTTATATCCTGATTATTTACTTTGAGCAAATCAATATGGGTAAGGCCCGATTCACTTAACATCACATTACAGATAAATATTTAAACTTCATGGTGCTTTTGAAAATCGCGATGAAAAAGATTATACAATTGAGGTTAAACCCACTTACTATATCTTATATAAAAATAAGCAACAAGTCCGACCCATGCAACCACAAACCCCATTGGGTAAAATGGAACAAATCGCACAATAAAATAAGCGCCAACAACACTGGCTATAAGCGGTAAAAGATAGAAAAAAGATTGCAGTAACCATACAACGAAAAGCTTCATTTACTCACAACTCCATCAAAGCCTCAGCTATTTTATCAAACTTGTAATGGCCACATTAAAAACTTCACAATAGCGAAATTTAGCTTTTTTTCATTTACCAAACATGTAATTAACTCAACATTTCACCCACAAATTTATCCCTTCGGCTCAATTCCCCTTGCCTTTAATGCCTCCCTCGCCAGATTCTTCAACCAGCTTGCCAGGCTAATTCCTTCTTCAGTTGCAACCCCATCGAGCTGTTTTTTCAAGGCGGGATCAATGCGCATTTTAAATTGTGGGGACTTGCCTCCACCTTTTGGTTTTTTTTCACGCATTATTATTGACATGTGGCTACCTACTCCTTCAGTTTAGCCTTATAAAAGACCACACTAACACGAGGCCTTTTAAGAGAGCAACGCTCCGGCAGTGATGCAACACATACCGGAGCGTTTAACCACAACGTTCAGTGTTAAGGAACAACGCTATGGCTAACACCGATAATAACACAAACACCCATCATCAAATCGTGGACATTCAGCCAGTTATCGAATCTGCGATCTCAAACCTCTTGAAAACGCCGCTCGGCACTACGCACGATCTTTTTCAGGTGCTGGATACGTGCGTGCGCTATGTCGATGCCTTGGTGGAATGTAACGATATTGCAGATCGCATGGCGCTATGCGGTCGCCTGCTTGCTGCACTGGAAGTCCTTAGGGTTCTGTTGGACCAGCCACTGCCAGAACATCTGATTGAGCGCCTCACAGTGGATAAAGTTGACCACAAAGCCTGTCGAAGCGGCGGTTCGATTGATTCAGAAGAGATGCGGCAATATTGCAGCGCGTTAACGTTAGTATTGCTGAATCAGCAGGCCCCAGCAGACTTGCAAAAACATATCACCGGCTTGTTATTCCAGATGGTTAGCATCATGGCTGATGACTTAACCGCGCCGCGCTTTTTGCGAACAGAGTCGGGGCTGATGATGATTGAGAGCAAATTTACACATATCGTTCACTGATTTTGGCCCCTTCCCTTCTTCCACAGGGAAGAAGGGAATTCGCATGCAAAATTTAAAATATCACTGTTGACTCACTCTCAGTGCCAAAATGCTTTTTAACCCTGAGTTTTCTTCTGCCGAAAATACCGCCGCGATTCCTCTCCTTTCACTGGAAATATATTTTGTCGTGCTGACACTCCTGAAATCTTTTCATTCCCGTACAGTTATTGCCAACGTCCCCCGAGGGCCCGCGCCCTACCCGCCGTACAGTTATTAACAGCACTCCCAGAGGGCGCTGTCGCGCCCTTAAACATCAACGGCGCGCTGGCCTTCAGCCTCATCTCCCAGCGATCCCTCCAGGCCGCAGCCATAAAAAAACCCGCTTTCGCGGGTTGGGCTTACAGCAGCTGCGGTGAGGGATTATTGCTGCCTTTTGCCATCATCGGCACCGTATTGATCTGCGCCGGTTCGACGATAATCCCGGACACGCTCTCCAGGGTTTTAAAGGTACAACTGCAGTTAATGTTCTGGCACTGGTGATAACGTTCTTTCGTCTCTTTCGAAACGTAGCGACTGCTTTTCGTATGGGCGGCGGTCTGACATTTTGGGCAATGCATCATGGTGGTTCTCCTCTCTGGCATACGACAACATTAGCCAAAGACTAAACAAAAAGCAACTTAAATTAGACTTAATCTAACCAACCTGTTTTTCCACTAAGACGTAGTCCACGTTTTCAACCATCAGCTCCAGGTTCAACAAGGTGGTAAATCCACTTTTATCGAGGGTATGCACGATATTGGTAATCAGCCATTTTTGATTATCGATGACCGATTTAAAACCCTGGGCTTTGACCGGCGTTTCAGGAATCAGCTTTGCAGCGCCCAATGCCAGTAGGATCTTCAACGTAGCCCGGTTACGTTGCAGATCCTGCCACTTCGCTTTAGCCGCCTCCTCTGCTTCCTCCTGGCTACTGAAATGCGTATTCAGTACGAACAGCTTCTTATTGCTGCCAAAAACATAGGTTTTTCCCGGGTCTTGTTGCCCGATTGTGGGGATATTTTTGGCCGCCGGATGGACAGGGTTCACCGCCGGTGTTGCTGGCGGTATCGTGTTGACGGTTATCCCTTTCTGCTGCGCCTTTTTCTGATCGTACCATTTTGCTTCAACGCCACTGTAATCGTCGCGCTTAAACAATTTGTACTCATACTTGTCGCCATCCTGTCGGTTCAGATTCAGAAGTGGAATCGGCTGTCCGCTAACGCTCACGCCCTGCCCGGGGGGAAAGAACAGCAGCGTCTTATCTTTTATTGCCGCCACCGCGCCAACCAGCATTGCCAGCCGGGTAATGAACGTGCCGTCCGTTTCCTGTGTTTGATCGATATGCTTAATCTTTTTTCTGGCTATCTCCGGCCGCACGTCGGAGGTAAGTCCGTTACGTTTCGCGATTTTGTCCACAACATCGCCAACCGTCATGTCTGGATACGAATCAGTGATTTTAACATCGAGCGAACCGCTAAAATCGGCGCTTCGGGCGACCACCGTTATCGTGTCCGGCGCGCCCTGGTAGGTGACCTGATCAATGATGTAGGAGCCTTTATCTGCAAGCGGTTGCCCCTTCCAGCCTATCTCTAAGACTATTTTCGCGCCAAAGGGCGGCATGACCAACTGGCCGTCACTGTCGTCGAGCACCAGGTCCAGCTGATCGACCTCCAGGCCGCGGTTGTCTGTCAACTTCAGAGAAATCAGCCGTGGGCGAATATCTTCCGTTTTATCCTTCGTCTCAATTTTGATAGTAAAGTCCGGCGTAGGCGCAACGCGCTGGGGCACAGGAATCGGGACGATATCGCTCATCTCAGCGCCCTCCATTCAGCGCAGCAGTGGCGCTGTTGATAACAGAGCCGACCCGTTGCGCTGCCTCGCTGGCCCGGTTTTGCAGTTCTTCCGCCTGCCTTTTTAAATCCCCGAACATACTGGTTAGTGAATCGTCTACCCGCATCAGGTTGAGAGTAAAGCCTATCTTGCGCGCACTGCCGTCGCTGTAAAACTCCGTATGCGTGGCCGAGAAATCCGTCACAACAAACATGCCGTAAATAATGCCATTGCCGCCAATCAGCGGCCACGCCAGCCCTTCATCGGCCATGGTCTTCAGCGCCAGCAGCGTGACATTGCCGCCGGTGATTTCAGGCCGGAGTTCGCCAGACAGTTTGATTTTATCGTCGCCGCCGCCTAAAAACTGGGTCGACTCACGGCGCCCCACGCGGCTGTTTTTTGCCCAGCGATAGGTAATGTCATGCTGCAAATTGTCGAAGGGAAGGGTTTGCCGTACAAACGGCATCATGCCTAATATCATCATCATGGTTAATTAATCCAGACTAAACATGGAGTTATAGCTATGGTCAGACGTGGACCATGGCGATGCAGTGGAATACTGCGCAACGGCCTGTCCAATCGCCTGTGGGTCGCCCGTCACATTGATGTTGTTGGTGACCGTGTGCTGCCGGTTATCCACGTTTGAATTGTTAACCGAGGGCAAAGGCTGATTGAGCGTGCTGTTCAGGCTGGCGCGTGACGAGGCCGGACGCGCATCCGTGTTATCCTCATCCTCGTCATCCTGCTCGCGCATTTTGGGCGGAGGCAGCTTGTCTTTCACCTTGTCAGATTTCTCATCGATGATGCCAAGCTTGCCCAGCACCCAGTCAATGCCGCCCCGCAGCTGATTCAGGGCTTCACCGGGTAATTTGAGTGCCGTCGCCATCATATTGCCGAAGCGCTGTCCCATCTCCCCTGCCGAGGCCAGTTCCTGCTGAGAAAACTTCACGGGTTCCAGCAGCTTTGAGAACCAGGCCCCCAGCTCGGACACTTTATTGCTGAACCAGTCAAATACCGGCTTCAGCGGCGCGAACGCGTCGCTTATCGGCCCCATCGCCGCACTGAAGCCCTGAGCGATGCCGCTGATAAAGGCACTGATCGGTTCCCAGTACTGATAAACCAGCATCGCCCCCGCCGCGATAGCCGCACCAAGCAGCACCACCGGCAGCGTGATCGCCCCCAGCGTGGCCGTAATCGCGCCGCCGATGATGGCAAATGCACCGCCCAGCAGCTCCACGCCCGCCATGATGGTGCTCAGCCCGCTAATGACCGGCCAGGCAATGTTTCCGACGCTGGCCAGGGAATCCACCAAGGTCAGCCCACCGGCCGCCAGCGTCAGCAGGCTGTCAGAAAGTTGAGGATTGATATTCATGACGCCGGTCAGAACGGACTGAACGGATAAGCCGTCCTGACTGATAGCTTGCAGGTGGGTATCCACAGAGGCATCGACTGCAGGCGGCTGGGCAGCGGGTGCCTGAGACAGCTGTTCCAGCCGGCCACTGGCTGCGCCCTTCATCAATACTGCGGCAGGTGCGGCGCCCTGTTCACCAAAGATGGCCTGCAGATAAGTGGCCTGCTGGGCAGCGTCGAGCTTGTTTTTCTCAAACGCCGCCTGCACCTGGCTGAGCACCGCGAAAATGGGCTGACTGTTGCCCTGGTCGTCAGCGGTTTGCACATTCAACGCTTTCAGCGCGCTGTCTGCGCTGGCATCAGGTGCCTGAACGTGCGTTAACATCGCACTGGCGCCAGCGCCTGCCTGGCTGCCTGTCATACCGTTTTCGGCCAGCACGCTCATCATGGCCGCGGTCTGGCCAACGCTTACACCGGCGTCCTTCGCGGCTGGCCCTACGGCGACCATCGCCGTCTTAAGTGCGGCAAAATCGGTTGTTTTATTGGCAAAAGTCGATGAGAGCACGTCGCCTAACTGACCAACCTGGTCATCTGCAATGCCGAACGCGTTTTTAATATTGAGCACCAAAGACGCGCTTTCTTGCATGCTACGTTGCGTAGCGTTTGCAAGGTTAGCTACTGCCGGTGCTGCAGCTTTTGCCTCACCCGATGAGCCACCCGATTGCGTAATCGCCGCGCGGGCTTGTACAACCTCATTTGCAGGTGAAAGGTAATCAATGACTTTGCGGCCCTTCTCGACAAAGTCTTTGGCCTTCGAACTGGCGCTTTGCACGTTATCTGCCAGCGCCATGCCCGCACGGTAACGTTCACGGGTGCGGTTGAGCTTGTCCTGACGCTGGTTTAGCAGATTCATGGACTCCCCCTGCGCATTGAGGGTAGATGTCGTGCGCTCTGTTTGCTGATTAAGCTTCTGGCGCTCGCTGCTCAAACGGCGCGTGGAAATTCCCGCCTCGTTCAGGGACTGGCGCTGTTCCTGTACCGACTGACGCAGTTGAAGGTTTTTTTGCTGCAGCGCGTTAGCCGACTGACGTAGCTTATCCAGAGCCTGGGTTTGTTCCGCGGTAGGGTTTTGGGTGTTTTTAAGTTGAATGGCAAGTGCCGCTGCTTCTGCCCGGGTATTTTTGAGATTTTGTTGGGTCAGCGTCAGTTCTTTGCGGGTTTCACGGAACCCTTCAATCTGCGCGGATTTGGCGTTGAGCTCGTCCAGGCGATCCTGCGTTTCCTGGATATCCGCAGACAGCTTTTCGGTTTCTTTACGTACGGCATTGAACGGGCGCGTAGCCCGATCAACCGCTTCCAGCAGCACTTGCAGCTTGAGCGTGTTACTCATCAGAGGTTACTCCACTGCGGATCATCACTCTATGCCGCCAGTCGAGTAACTCTTCCAGCGACATGGGATACATTTCTGAGGGTGGCCAGTGAAAAACGCTGGCAATATCGGCCATCAGGTCATTGACCGTCAGATCGCGGGGCCAGCTTACGCGGCCGATTTCGCTGACAAAAAACCAATCACCTTGCCGCCCAGGGCAATCAGGTCAACCGGGTCCAGTGCGTTGCACTCTGCTTTGGTCAGCGAAGGCATGGTGATGCGGGGCAGCACCATCAACAAGGCATCCACATCGGACGAGGCCAGGTCGGCGAGGCGAACACCGCGCAGCGAGCCGGCGGTCGGTTTCACCAGCTCAACCTGAGCGATCACCACATCGCCACGTGAAATCGGGCTTTCCAGCACCACCAGGTTTTCTTTCAGTTCTGGCTTATCAAGCTGTTCCATTTTTTCTCCATCGCGATAAAAAGGGGCCAGCGCAGGACGCGCCGGCCGTTGTTATTACACCAGGCCGAGGTTTTTACGGCGCTGTTCCAGACGATCGACGCCGTTGACCTTCTCGACCATGTTGACGGTGTCGATTTCAATCAGCTCTTTGCCATTCCAGGTCAGTTTGAAATAGGTGTTTTTGCTGGTGATTTTGGTTTCAGTGTTTTCGCCCTGTTTGGCTTCACCGAAATCAAAGGACTGGTGCTTACCGCGTACTTCGATTTCCACGGCGATTTCTTCGCCGGTGTCATCGCGCTGATAAGAACCAGTGAAACGCAACGGTACGTTCGACATCGCGCCCCACTGGCTTAATACCAGCTCATCCATACCGCCCAGCGTCCACTCCATATCGAGTGCCGCATCGTCCAGGCCGTTATCAATGAATGCCGCACCGTTCATACCGCCCGCGCGGTAGGTATCCAGCTTGCGTGACAGCTTCGGCAGCGTGACTGCCGTTACAATGCCCTGATAGCTGTTTGAATCGTTGAAGAGGTTCAACCCCTTGAGTTTACGTGGCAGTGCCATTTATCCGGCTCCTTAGCTGTTTACGGATGCGGCGAAGTTCGCCAGATAGGTATCGGTGATGCGCTGACGCAGGGTCAGATCTTCCAGCGGCGGCACCGGCGTGTAGTCGTAATCGATAAACAGTTTGCCCGCTTTCAGGCTCTCCTTATCGTTAGCGCTTTCGTCGTACCAGCAGTTGGCGCCCAGCAGGTAGCCGGCACTGACCAGCTCACGGAACTTGGCATTGATGCCAGCGATGATTTCGCGCACCAGCACCGGCGTCAGCGGTTTGTCGTTGGCCCACATGTGCGCTTCCGCCATGGTATCGGCCAGCACCTGTGCTGAACGGGTGTAGTTTTCAAAGGCAAAAAGAGGATCGTCACTGCAGGTGCGGTTGCCCCAGAAACGGAAACCGTCCTTGCGAATCAGCGTGGTCACACACTTTTCGTTCAGCAGATCGGCATCGGTGCCGGTCTGTTGCAGATCCCAGAAAACGTCTGCGGAGATACCCGTCACGCCATTGACGCCCACGTTAGACAGGGTTTTATGCCAGCCGGTGTCGTTGTCAATTTTGGCGCGTAGGCCCAGCGCACGTGCGGTGGCATAAGCCATTTCAGATTTATTGGTTGCCGTGTTCCAGGCAATAAAATCTGGCCAGATCACCATCAGCTCGCGCTGGCTGAAGTTTTCGCGGTACTTCATGGCATCAGAGATGGTTTTGCTGTCCCAGGCAGAGACGTAAGCAAAGCCACGCAGCTGCTGGGCAATGCTGGCCAGTGCCGTCGCCACTTCCAGCGAATCCAGACCCGGCACGCCCAGAATGCGCGGTTTAACACCCAGCTGCGTTTGCGCGCTGAGCAGCGCCTTCATGCCGGTGTATTTACCGTTCGCATCCGTCGAGCCAATCAGGTTAGAGGTGGTTTCCGCCTGGCTCGCGCCTTCTGCAACGCGAACCACGACAGTCACCGGCTTCGCCTGGTCAGCAATCGCCTGCAGGGCGGCCGCTAACGTGCCTTTGGTACCAGCTTTACCAATAGCGGCCTGCACGTTGGTCAGCAGAACCGGTGTGTTAAGAGGAAACGCCGTTGCATCAGCATCTTCTGCGGTGCAGATCATGCCAACAATGGCGGTGGAAACTGTTGAAATGGTGCGTGTACCGTCATTGACTTCGACGACGCGGACACCGTGATGAAAATCAGACATCTGTAGCACTCCGTGTTGTGGGTGTGCTCAGAGTGTCAGGTCAGTAGGAAGGATGCATTCGATTGCGGTTTGCTGATCGTTCAGTAAGAAGAACCGCGTAAATGGTGCTGTTTTGGCGCTGGAATATAACGATAAATAGTTTTGGGTGAAACATCTAATACGAGTGCAACCTGATGAAGCGTGGCGCCATTCGCCATCATGCGTTCCGCTCTGGCAACGACTTCCGGTGTCATAATGCGCCGGCGGCCGCCAATGCGTCCTTTCTCACGCGCTGCGGTCAGGCCGGCACGCGTTCGCTCGACAATCAATTCGCGCTCCATCTCCGCCAGTGCGCCCATCACATGAAAGAAAAAACGACCCATCGGCGTGCTGGTGTCGATGCTGTCCGTGAGGCTACGAAAGTTTACCCCGCGTTCGCGCAGCTCTTCGGTGAGCATGACCAGGTGACGCATGCTGCGGCCCAGTCGATCGAGCTTCCATACCACCAAAGTATCGCCCTCTTTTAACGTCCGCAGCGCCCGCTTTAAACCAGGCCGTTCACTGGTCTTACCGCTGATTTTATCCTCAAAAATCTGTTCACAATTTGCGCTCTGCAGCGCATTCCGTTGTAAATCGGTGTTTTGGTCATTTGTTGACACCCTGACATAGCCAATCAGCATCGTTTTTCCTCCGGTAAAAGGTGAGGAGTTTGCCATTGTGCAGGTGAGGCGGGCCAGGGGTTTGTTTCATCAAAACCTCGGTTT